TTATACATCAACCCAGTGATTACCGCGATCATCCTGGTATTTTGCCGTCATTTCTGCGGACTTATGGCCGAGCAAACGCTGAGCAAAATTCCCCTCTTTCTCTTTCGAGTATAGTCTTGCCGAAAGGCTGCGCAACTCATGAAATGATGGTGGTTGTTCCCAGTCCAGGCCTGAATCTTTGCGAGATTTAGTGAACCCCATCGAGATCGTGCTGGGGGATAGGGCACTGCGCAGGTGGCTGGCCAGCACGTTTTCGCAATCCCCATATGCTGCTTTACAGCACGCCAGAACGTCCTCAAGTTTTAAGTCTGCGGCCTCAAGTTCGAGGCTGACTGGGATCGCCAGCCTTGAGGCTGTTTTTTGTTGAACAACCCACAATTTTCCGTCATGAACATCTGACCATTTCATGCTGCTGATATCGCTGACGCGTTGGCCAGTAATCAATGCTAAGTCCATGCTTAAACCAACCCATGGTGCTTGTTTGTTGGCTGCTTCTCGGATCTTAAAATATTCATCCAGTTTAAGGCGTTCGCGCTGCACCTCTGCTTTTGGGTTACGTGTTGCATCCACAGGGTTGGTTTGAATATGTCCGTCGGCGATGGCCTCCTTAAAAATATCTACGAGTGATGCGCGTAATGCTTTAGCCCTCATGTTTTTCCCTTGCTTAACGTATGCGTTGATAAATTCCGCAATATCTTTTGTTGTGATGACGTTGATTTCAACGTTAGCGAATCCGTTGGTTATGGCTCGTATCCTGTTACGGTAGTCTTCGAGGGTTTTTTCTTTTAAACCGCGAGCTGTGATAATTTCATCATAACGAGCCAGCCAATCATGAAACGTCACACACGCCTTGCCGTTAATCCTATCTACCAAACGAGATGCTGAATCCATCAGCTGCAGGTTGGCTTCAATCGCCTGGTTAATCGCATCGCGCTTTATGCGACCTAACCCGTACTCCTTGCCCGTTCGTGGGTCGCGGTAGCAGTAATAGCCGCCGTTACGAGCGTACAGGTTTGGTGGCAGATCGCGCCTTGCGTGGTTTCGGTTCCGGGCCATTGGTGATTCTCGTCAGTAACGTATTGATCGGGGCGCGCTGATTCTGCGGGTCAATTTTGACCGCCCGTTCATCAAAAAGGTATTCGCGCCCATCCAGTTCGGGGGCGGGGTATATCTTCCCGGCCCGTATCCATCGGCGCACAGTTTCATGGCTACGCGGACGCGGGAGCCGGTTATTCCACTCCCCCAGGGTCAATTTGTTGGGCATGGTCTTTCCTCGGTTTCATCAGTTGGGCTATAGCGTCGTCGGTCACACGACAAGCCCGGGTTATATCGTCATCGCTGAGCGTCTTTTTCCTGACGCTGGCGGATAGCCGGCCGATCTTGATATCGAAATCAGAGAGTAGGCGGGCGCCTGGTTGCCATCGTTGCATTGCTGTTCCCCGTTGTGTGGTTTACAGCAATGCTAACGATGGCTGGGTGTTATTTCTGATTAGGCGGAATTGGTTTTTTAAACGCTTCCTTTTCTCGCGTTAGACGTACACTCTGCGGGAAGTGAAAAGCCAGTTCGCCACGGCTTTCGGCCTCAATGATCCCCGTAGTTCCGTCGGGGAAAGTCACGTGAATGGCGTCGCCTTTAGCCAGGTACATTCTCAGCATGGTGAGTCCTCAGTGTTGGCCCCGTTGCCAGGGCCGGGTGATTACCGCACCTGCAGCGAACGCTCACCGATCTCGATGTGCGCGCCGGGTACCGGGTTGAGCAATTCCGCCGGTGGTTCTTCGCCGCGAGCGAGGATTTCCGCAGCCGCCGCTTCCGCCTCTTCAATTCGTGCCTTAATGGCCTTTTTGTCGGGCGTCACGGTGGTGGAAACATTCACCAATTCATCAGGCAGCAGGCTTTCGTTATCAATCTCCACACTGGCAACACCTTTGCGCGCAGTAAAAGTGTTGATCGTGGTCTTAATGGTATCCTGCCCACTTGCCAGCAAGCAGCTCAACACGTACTTACGGATCGACTTGGCGCGGTTGTCGAAAGACTTTTTACGATCGGTCAGGCGTTTAATTTCCTCTCCGACAGTGTTACTCAACCCCTCCAAATTTCGCACGTGCACAAAAGCGGCATCCAGCTTGTCACCCAGAGCGCCTTCGATACCTTCAAGCGTGTCGGCGATCATTTCCGGCGTTAGGTCGTCGGATGTTTCAATCAGCTGCTGAAACTTGGCGTAATCAGCGGCTAATGCAATGGCGTTTACGCTCATGATGCTTTCTCCTCGTTGGACAGGGTGGCAACGCGTTCATCTTTCAGCGCGGTCAGGCGGCGCAGTCGGCCAGCCAGGTATTGGGCGTGTTCTTTATCACCCTTGGCGTCCGCAGCCTTGCGGTGCGCTTCAATTTCGCGGGCGATCGAGGTGTGAATCTTGTTTGCTTCGTTGACAGTTACCGCGCCTTTGAGCGTTTCCGCGACCTTGGTCATGTGCTCATCCAGCTCTTCACGCATGCGGGTCACGCCTTCGGCTTTTTCACTGGCATTCTTGAGCGCGAATTCCGCTTCGTTCTCTTGGCGATACGTCAGATCGTCATACAGGCCAAGGAATACGTCGGCGGAGAAGCCAAGCTGTGAGAGGGCTTTTTTGGTGGCATCAGTGAGGGATTTTTTCGGCGCTTCGCCGTCGCTGATCGGCCCATTCTTGCTCTTGTAAACGTATGGCGTGCAGCCGTAAGCGAACACTTCACCAGTCTTACCTTCGTGCTTGTACCAGAGTCGGATTTTTGCCGTGTGGTTTACTTCGGACAGATAGCCGCCAGCACCATTTGGAATAATCTCTTGAATAAAGCTTCCGTCCTGCTGCTTCACCGAACGCATGATCGGGGCGCCGTCGTCGAAGCGTTCTTCGATAATTTCTACCCCCCAGCCGGTGCCCTGCGGACCGAATACCTTTGTGGCCTGCATCACCATGTAGGTGCCATTGATCGAGGTACCGCCACCGTTATTGCTGAAAGCCTTGGTGAACTTGGCATCGGTTTTATAAACGCGGTTCCAAATACCCAAGTTGTTGCGATCTTCTGTGGGCTGCTCGGCAATCGTCTGCTCAACTTGCGCCGCGCGCTGCTGGAAATCGTCGGCTTTTATCCGATTCGCCAGCTCGGCGGCTTCAACTGCAAGATCTTCCGCACGCTGCCGCATTTCAGATTTCTGTTCTGGCTCTCCGGCATATACGCTGTAACCCATTTGATCCAATTGTTGCTTAGCCTGCTGAGCTGCCGAGTCGGTAACCTGTTCCTGCTGAGTTTCGTCGCTGATCAGACCTTCGACTGAGAAGCAACCGCCGCCAAGGTTTGCGACTTCGATGCTTTTCTCAGTCTGCTGACCATAGTTCGCCAGCTCGGTGCAGGCTGGGTGACCGGCAAGACGGATTTTTACAAAGTGCAGACGTTTTTCGTCACTGTCACTTTTTACCAATCCGAGATTTTTAAGGCCCTCGGAAATGATTGCGTGGCGAGTGTCGGTATCAACCCCCAGAATGCCGACGATAACCCGTAGCGATTTATCCCACGCACGCCATGCATAATCACGTGAAGCGATAATTTCTTTTGCGTTCTTCACGTCTGTCGCCTTGGCTGCGGCAGGGTTAACGCCCATTATCGATAAAGCTGTATGCATGCTGAGGGTGTTGTAATCCGGCACGCCCCCAGTATTTTCGGTGCTGGTGCTGGTGCTGGTGCTGGTGCTGGTGCTGGTGCTGGCCAGCGTCAGGTTTTCCCGTTCGCCTGGCTTATCTACCCACGCCTGAGCAAAGGCAGTTGTGTCAGCCTGTGATGGCATAGTCTCGCCAGCGCACTGGAAGAGGGCTGAGATCAATCGACTAACGGCCTCAGGAGACATAGCACCGACGGCGGTCACAGATACAAGCCCATCGATCACCGCACGCATGCCGGTATCGTCTGGTGTTTCATCGTCGTTAATGAAATCGACCGCCATCGACAGCTGGCTGTTATCGATCTCAGCGCCGCCATACATCACCACTGCGGTGATCCGGACGTTGGCAGGCTGTGACATTAAATCTACTGGCCCAGCCGGGAATTCTGGCTCAGGCTCTTTCGGTGTCCACTTGCTGCCGTCGAAAACGTTCTCTGCAGCGAACTGTTCATCGAACTGGCCAACGGCTGGACGTGGGTTGCCAGTTTGATCTTCAACGGTCTTCGGGTTGAAGAAGTTGTCACCGCCCTCGGGGTAGGCTTCGAACAGCTTCCCTAACGCGATGCTTTCGGCTGCTCGTTTGCTTGGAGCCTCCAGCGCGATAACCAGCGCCACAGCGCCGTTTGTCAGAGCCTTTTTCTTTGGCTCAAAAAGTGAAATGTAGATAGGCATTATTGGTCTTTCCTCTGTGAAAATCGGCGCTGGTCAGGCGCCGGGGTGGGTTAAAACTTCTCGCGTGCAACGGCCTTCACGTTGTCGCAATACCAGCTGTACAGCTCATTCTGGCGAAGGCGCAGAGTGTCAGGCGTCGCCATCATTACGGCCATCAGCAGGCGGTCGCGGGTGTCGGCGGCAGTGCCGTCGATATGGGTGAACACCTCGATCGCTTCGTCGGAATAACCGTGTGTCGCAGCAGCTTCGAACTGGTCACGCTGTTCGGCTGCGTCATGGCGTTGCCACAGCGCCAGTTCAGCGCTCAGGTTGTGTGTTTCGATATCCATGACCGCGCCCTCAGAATGGGATTTCGTGGGCGTCGATAGGGCAGTGCTCAATGCATAGCAACTGCTGTACCTGATCATCGATCTCGGCGATACGCTTATAGGCCGCGTCAGTCAGTCGGACTTTTTCCAACTGCAGCGCTTCAACCTGTTTGCCGATGATGTCGATCGGTTCTGGCTGGTTAACATCGATATGGATTTGGCGAGTTTCCAGCAACACGTACCCACGGAAAGAGGACATATCAGCGGTGGTGACCGTGATGCCTTCACCGTTTGGGAAGGTGTTTGCATGGATAAACAGCGTGACGGGTATCTGTAGTGCTTTCATAGCGACTCCTGATATAATCGGAGCTGATCGACAGCTCATTGGGTTGTTGGTCTTTCCTCGATACAGGGTTGGTCCCCTGTATCACTCCCGGTTGCTTTGGTCGGCATCCGGGGTAAAAGAACCCACTTCGGTGGGTTTTTTTACGTCTGGTGGTTGCTGGTCTTTCCCTGCTGTCAGGCTGGTCATGCCGTTGGTCTTTCCTCGATTTGCTTTGTAAAAAATTGCCCCAAGGTTCGGGGCCAAATTTCACACAGCAATGGTCATTCAATTCTTTGCCGCGTATCGCCCGGCTGGCGGAACATTCTGAACAACTGCTGCAGGGTTAGTGCGCTGTTGATGGGAGTAATTTAGATAATTCTAACTTTACCGTCAATAAAAGATTAGATAAAACGAACAAAAAGGATAATAAAAAACCCAACGCCATGAAAATGTTGGGTTAATTTTTATTTAGACTTGCGGGCCTGAAGCAACTCTTCAAACAGTCTGTTAAGTCCATCAACCTTATCCCGAAGAGAGGCAAGGTGGGATTCCTTCTCGGATTCAGGTAGAGACTTGAACAAATCGAGCAATTCATTTTCGCGCTCGTCGAGTTGACGCGGCAACTCCGTTGGCTCACCTGGTTGCTGATTTTCATCACCATATAGAATCCATGTAGGAGAGCACTGTAGCGCCTTACTGAGGGCGAATAGGTTCTTCCCGCCAGGCTCACTGTCACCAGTTTCCCATTGTGAAATTGTGACGTGAGCAACCTGCACGTTCTTAGCAAGAGCGCGCTGGGTTAGTTTCAGTTCTTTTCTTCGCGCTCGAATGCGCTCGCCGGGTAATGTCATAGTTAGATTATTCTAAATTTTCTTGACTTCGTTATCTTGAACATCTAATTTGTTAGACAAATCTAACAAGAGGTGTCCGTATGTATACCGCAGATGCAATCGCATTTTTCAAAACAAAAGCGGGGCTGGCTGCCGCTGCTGGCGTAAAAAAACCAACTGTTTACGCATGGGGTGAGCTTGTTCCAGAAGGCCGAGCCGCTCGCCTTGATCGCATTACCAACGGTGCCTTGAAATATGATCCAGCGTTGTATCAGAACCGCGATGGAATCAACAAGGGTGCAGCTTAACAACCAACCCCACCGAAATCTGATTAAGTGAAATCGGTTTTCGAAGCGACAGGAGACGCGAAGTGGAACACATCGAAAAACTGAAAAATGAAATTACAGCCTGGGCGGCGGAGAGTGGTCAGGAACATGTGGCCATCGAAATCAGCCGCGCGTGGTTCCAGATCGGAGCTGACGGCGGCCGCGTGCGGCTTTACCCGATTGAAGATTCAGCCGGTACCGCTGATTGGCGTGCGATTAACACCAACCGGCAGGCGATTTTTCGCCACATGCGCAGCGACTCGAAAGCCGCCAGGGCAAAGGTGCAGGAACTGGCCGACGCGATGATCGCAGCCATGCCAGCAGAACGTCGCGCACGATTGGATGGGCCCACGCCGCAATATTTGCTGTCAGTGGCCATTCGAGAATTTGCCGCGGCAATTATCGCAATTTTGCTTGGTGCCTGTGACACACCACAACGAATAGCCGGCGCATTAAGCGCCCTGCAGGAAACTCAGCGCCTGACCAGCGCCGCGTAAAAACGCTGTATCGAGGAAAGACCAATATGCAAACCGATCACATCACATATCGGAACGGCTGGCGCCTGAATGGCATGCCTGCTGACGCCGCAGATATCAAACCGATTTTCGAAGATCGCCAGGCTGCCGCACATGCAGTTTGGGAACAATACGAGCAGGGCAAGGCCGCGCTGCGTGATGAAAACTTATCGCCGGAGCAGTACCAGGACGCGTGCCGCCAGCTTGCAGATGGGCTGGGGATCTAATCATGAGCATGGAATTGATGGTGCGGGCGATGAAAATGAAAGTCGGCAACCCACTGCGTAAATTGGTGTTGTTGAAACTGGCGGATAACGCCAACGATCAGGGTGAGTGCTGGCCAGCAGTTCAGTACATCGCTGAACAATGCGAAATATCCAAACGCTCCGCCCAAAATCACATTCAGCAATTGGTCAAAGATGGCCTGGTGCGCATCGAAGAACGGAAAGCTGAGAACGGTCTAAATCGTTCGAACGTCTACCACCTTGTACTGAATAGCTATGGTGCAGATGCTGCACCCTATGGTGCAAATCCTGCACCCATGGGTGCATCTGCTGCAGGGGGGAGGGTGCAGGAGCTGCACCCAGAATCAGTCAGTTTAGAACCAGTCATTGAACCAATACCCCCTAACCCCCAAACGGGGGATGACGCTGACGCGTCAGGTAAGCTTCCAAAAGTTAATTATCAGGACGTGGCTGACGCCTACAACGAAATATTGGGCGACCGTCTGCCGAAGGTGCAGGAGCTGAACGACAAACGCAAACGCCAAATCAAGCGACTACTGGGTGAGCTGCATGAGCCAACCCTCGACGCGGTGAAAGCCTATTTCGAAACCTTCGGTGATGCTGCTGGGCCGTTTTACTTTGGCGACAACAATCGCAGCTGGCGCGCTGGGTTCGATTACCTGCTTCGCTCTGATGTGCTGGTGAAAACCCGAGAGGGGGCGCTATGACTCCGCAGGAAATGGAAGCCACGGTGCTGAGCGGCCTGCTGGTTGGCGGTGCCACCCCTGATGCACTGGACGTGATCGCCACCATGCCGGAAGAGGCATTCAGCATCCGTTTTCACCGCGAAACCTACAAAGAAATCAAAAAACAGGCGCTGACCCACGGTGTGATCGACGTCGTGCTGATCGGCGAATCGCTCGGCGGCGACAGCTTGGCATCGTTGGTAGAAATTAGCCGCATGCCTGGCACGTTGGCCAACCTGAAAGGCTTTGCGAGTCTGGCCACCAAGGGATGGCGCAGCCGCCAGATGGCCGCATTGCTGCAGGAAGGTGCCGACGGTATCCGAAGCGCCAGAAACCAAGAGCAGCGCGACACTGTGATCCAGGCGTCAGTAACCAAGCTGATCGAAATGACCGCTGACACGGGCGGGGTGGTGCCGGTGCATCTGGGGGAGCTGCTGGGCGGCTACATGGATTTAATGGATCGCCGCATGAAGGGTGACGCCGAAATGCGCAACCTGTATAGCGGCATCGAGGAGCTGGATGCGATTACCGGCGGTTGGAATCCACAGGATTTAATCGTTGTTGCAGGTCGTCCAGGCATGGGGAAAACCGAGTTTGCTCTGAAAGTTATCGAAGGGGCAACGCGTAGCGGGGGCGGGGCGCTGATTTTCAGCATGGAGATGGCCGCCCTGCAGATGGTGGAGCGTTCAGTCGCTGGTGCCGGGAACCTGTCAGTGTCGAAACTGCGCAAGCCTGAATCGCTATGCGATGAAGATTGGGGCCGTATCCACTCGGCGCTCGAGGTACTGAACAACCGTGATATTTGGATTGTTGACGCCACAGACCTGACCGTTGACCAGATCCGCGCCATCACAGAAACCCATAAACGCCGCTATCCGCATTTGAGCGTGGTTATGGTCGATTACCTCGGCCTGATTGCCAAGCCAAAGGCAGAGCGTAATGACCTGGCCATGGGGCATATTTCCCGCAGCTTGAAAACCATGGCCATGCGCAGCAAAACGCCGGTGTTGGCACTGAGCCAGCTATCTCGAAAAGTTGATGACCGCCCGGTAACCGCCAGACGTCCAACGATGTCCGACCTGAGTGAATCAGGAAAAGTTGAGCAGGACGCTGACAGCATCGTTTTGCTGTACCGCGATGGTGTTTACAACCCGAACGGGCCAGCCGCACGCTTTGCGGAAATCATCGTAGGGAAAAACCGGTTCGGGCCGGGCGGCACGATTTACCAGGAATTTAAAAATGGCCACTTTATTGCTGTCGATCAGGTGGTGGCGCAAGAATCCAGCCGTATGCAACAGGAGGCACAACAACCAAAACAGAAAGAACGACGTTACTCGAGCAAACCGTTTTAACCAGCGCCTGACCAGCGCTTGAACAAACAAACGAGGAAAGACCAATGACCAGTATCAACGAAATGATCCGCGATAAACGTTTTGTTATGGATGACGGCTGTGACCACGGCCCGGCCATCATGGACCGAATCAACCAGGCAGCTCGCGCACGCTGTCGCGCCCCATACTGCCCACCGCCAAAACCCCAGCGCGTAGCTAAGCCAGTCGCTGAAATGGGGCCAATCGTCAAAATCGGTGACCGTATCAGTTATGGCCGCCGGGTAATGACTGGCGTCTACGAGCTGCAGCGCCTTGGACGCTCCCCCGAAATCATCGCCCTGATGCTCCGCATGCCCCTCGATCGAGTGGAGCACATCCTGAAGCCTCTAACGGCTGTACGCCGCGAGATACAGCAAAGGGTGCTCACAGCATCACTTCCGTCAGAAAAAGACGTCATGCGCCGTTTGGCTGCCGAATCGAGGGCATAAACGATGGCCGGGCAATCGGATTATCTTCCGCCCGGCCTGCCATTCAATCGAGGCCAGTGGCCGCAGGAATGCCGCGATTTAGAGCAGTACGACCTGCGCGCCAGCGGCCTGATCCGTGATCTGTACGCACTGAAGATCACCCGCACAAAGGTGCTGGTGGCGATTGAAGAGGCTCCGGAGCGGTACCGGGAACATTTCAAGGCGCGTCTGAACTACTGGCGCGAACGCAGAGAGGGGAAGGGACAGTGACAAAATTTAAAGGTTGGGTAGCGTGCAATCCATGGGCGGCGGTGTTTTGGGCGTGTGCGATTTTCTGGGCAGTAGTTGCGACGGCTGTCGCTATAACTGTGCTGTCCTGCTTATATCTATGATTGGTTGTTTCAGTTATCAGTTCTGAATTTATTATTCCTCTGATGCAACTAGGTAAGCCCATTTTTTTGATAGGGTTTATTATTTAAGCATTAGTTTAATGTTCTCACGAATTAAAATGAGAGAATTAAGCATAAAACATATGGTTAGCATAGCTAGCCATATGCAGAAAATAGATGATGGTGTAAAGTTCGCCAAGCCAATTGTAAATTGCGATATGGCGGTTATTATTGCCAACCAAATTGATATATTTATAAAGCATGACAAATTATCCAATGGCTTGTAGATTTTAGCGTCAACTATTTCATCAACCTCTATTCCATTGGCCTTGGCATAATTATTCCTGTATGTGGAAGTTGAGAATAGTTTATCCCTAAGATTTACAATAACAAAGGTGTGCAGTGATAGTAGGAATGAGCCTACAGATATAAACCCTGAGAATAAGTATCCGCGTAAGTTTTTTTGATAAAAAGTGAAAAAATTACCTTCGAATCCGGCATCCCCATAATAAATTATGCAGCCGGAAGTTATGGTCGCAATAGATATCACGAAAAGCACAGCAAGCTGTGCTTTCATCGATAGGTCAGTGTACCTACTAGTTAAACTCACTTTTGTGTTTTCCATTTTCTATTTGATCCTTAATCAGCTTGATAATTTCATTAGCCTGAAAATTATCATTTGTAAGACCATCGACCTTATTTGCCATCTCATCGAAATCAAATTCATCAAAAAATGTTGGGCAGTTAAAGAAATCTATTATTCTTTCGTTGTTTTCGTAGTCTGTCACAACAACTTTACCTTTAGTTATACCTGGAACAGATTTTATTATGTTTTTTACCTGCCGGGCTATAGGTACGGTTTTTGTACGATCTACTGTCTCTATATTGAAAATAAGGTCTGTATTTCTTGCAAATTGTTCGACACCTTTTAGTTCGGTCTGTTTAAAGTCAATTGAGTCAAATCTGAATGTGGCTGATTTAATCGTCTTATATGACGCGATCATTGCTTCAAGATTCGTTTTATCAATTATTACACCAAAGTCCACGCGGTCATTGTATTTTTCATTTATTTTTGCGACTTCTTTTACAGGAGGGTTTTTTCCTAACAGCAGGATTTCTTCTCTTGCAAGATTTCTTATGTGGTTATTTGTCGTGGTCTGGAGATTGGAAAAAAGTGAATTTAATGAGCATGATCCAAAGTAGTATAAATAAAGACCTTTCAGGGTTGATTTTTTCAAACTAAAGAAATTGAATGCAACAAGTTTTTCATCCCCTTGAAGATCTTCTACCTTTACCTCAAATTTCCCATCTTTCATAGTCGATTTTGGGTTTTTCTTTTGGTTTTTTAACGTGAGAACCAATCCAGTGTAGTATTTGTTATCATCTACCACCATGATCTTTCTTACGTAATCTGTTCTCTCAATGTTTATATTTGAGCATGCAATGATGTTTTTAAAAATATCGTCATTGCTGATATTCTTGTTTTTGTTTTCGATAGAAAAACCAATACTTTTAACTTTCATAACGTTCCTTATTTTGACTATTTCAATGCTAATTTATTTTCTTGAAATAATTAACATTGAAACTATTGCTGTTTAAATAAAATCCCATCAATATGGGATAAAAGATCATTGATGATGTTACCCAATGTTCAGCAATAAATCACTAATATGTGAAAATCATAAAAGCTACTAACATCGGTTCAATGTTAGATGTATTAAAGCGAATGTTTAACGCCAATCTTTTTTGTGTGGTGAGCCTTACAATACCATGCACTGTTTTTTTGTACAGTACTTTGGTTCAATGAACTCGCAGTACACAATAAAGAGACAGTTAATTGATTGATATTAAAGATTTAGTTAAACTATTGCCCAACACCGGACGAGTGGTATTCACCTGCGATAACGGCATCATAACCGGTACTCGCATCGTTAAGGAAAACGAGCACATAGCATCATTTAACGCGTTGATTGATCTGGCAAAATCTGCCGGGTATTCGATTGTAAGGCCCGATGGAAACGCGCTATAATTAATGGGCTGGACTGAACACCCAGCCCATTCAAATTCTGAGCAACTGCTGCGCCACCGGAGAGAACCCAATGGCGCAGTATTCGTTTGTAAAATCAGCAGGTGGTTTGTTGGTACCGGCCACGCCGGACGCCCGCGAGTTCCTGCAAACCAAAGTGAAGTTTGGCGCTGTCCTGTACGCTGATTTCAGCCAGGCAAGAAACCCGGCATTTCACCGCAAATATTTTTCCCTGCTGAATCTCGGCTTCCAGTATTGGGAACCGACCGGCGGGGCCATATCGCCAGCCGACAAAGAACTGATAAACGGCTACGTGCAATTCCTGGCCTATTACGCCGGAAGTGAGGAAGCACTACAGGCCGCCGCCGATGAATATTTGCAGGATGCTGCTGCCAAGCGCGCAGGCAATATCACCATCACAAAATCGTTCGAGGCTTTCCGTGCCTGGGTAACGATTCAATCTGGCTATTACACCGAATACCAGATGCCTGATGGCGGTGTACGCAAAGAACCCCGCAGCATATCGTTCGCAAAAATGGACGATATCGAATTTGCCCAGCTCTACAAAGCCACCATCGATGTGCTCTGGAACTTCATCCTGTTCCGTTCCTTCCCAGATCAGCAGACCGCTGAAAACGCTGCATCCCAATTGCTGGACTACACCGCATGACAAACCTACGCAAAGAGGCCAAAGGCCGGGATTGTCAGGTACGCATGCCAGGCATCTGCAATTTCAATCCTGAAACCACGGTACTGGCGCATTACAGAATGACAGGTACATGTGGTACCGGTATCAAGCCACACGATGCACAAGCCGCACACGCCTGCAGCAACTGCCACGATGAAATAGACCGCCGTACACGCTACGTAGACGAGCAGACAGCACGTCTTTTCCATGCAGAGGGAGTTTTCCGCACTCAGGAATTACTGAGAAGGGAGGGGAAACTATGAGTATTCAGAATTTAATTCTATCCCTAAGAGCAGCAGGAAATAGCGAAAAGTCTCACAACCTCCCGCAGCGGGAAAGAACAATATCCTGTTTAGCTCATCTCCCCACAATGGCCGGTGGCGTGTTCACTCCTCTCTATGCTCGCGCACGCGCGCGTTTAGGGGGCTGACCATGCCACTTGTTGCCACATTTCGAACTGACTGGTTTCGCGTTATCACCGATATCAATCGCACCCGCATGGCAACGCAAAGCATCGCAGAGGAATTGGGCGTCTCGAAATCTGCCGTGCTCGGCTGGAAGTCAGGTTCAGAACCACGACACGGTGACGGTGAGGCGCTGATCGCTCTCTGGTGCCAGGCGACCGGCTCTGAACGTGGCAGCCTGCCAACGGTGCTTTACCGGCAGTGGTGGACGTTCAAACGCCCTGTAATTGGTCGGGAATCCGACCGCAAGCCGGGCAGACAATGACCGCTCATCAAACCACGGAGTAATCGCAATGGCTCGACCACGTAAGGCTATCGAAGTACCCGGACAGGAAACAGTGCAGAAAAACGAGGCGGCAGAAAATGCCGCTGATGTGCTGTTGCTGAATTCCGTTGCTGGCGGCATTGAACAGCAGCCCGCTAACACGCCGGAGCAACTGAATTCAGCCACTGCTGGCGCAACAGTGTTGAATATCACCGAGGGCAGCGACAGCACCGCAGGACAGGAAGCTGCACCGCCTGTTGATTTGGCTGCGCGTAACGCGGCGTTGACCGGGCTGAACGTGCAGGGGTTCGCTGTTATCAGCATGTTTGAAACGCTGAATTACACCGACGAGCATGATCACCCACTGACCAATAGCCTCGAATTTATCGCCCTGGTGAAGAAGGCCACCGAGTCAGTATCCGGCAGCACCCCCATGCCCGGAGTAGCAAGCGAAGATGGCACGCGTAAAACCCTAGGCAAGCCAGTGCTGACAGAGCACGGCTGGCACGTACCAGGCTAAGGAAATCGCTATGTGTGGATCATCACCAAAAGTAGTTCAGAGCGACCCGCAGGCCGAGGCAGATGCGGCAGCAGACGCAGCGGCAAAAGCTTCTAACGCTGATGCAGCAGCCCGCAAGAAGCGCAAGAAAAGCTCCTCATTGCTGGCAAGCGGAGCGACAGGGGCGGCAGATTCCGGCGATTCACTGCTGGCCAGTGGTGCGCAGGGCAAATCAACGTTAGGGGCGTAATTGATGGACGAAACCGCCGCAAGGCTGATTAAACGCGTGAATACACTCAAGGCCAACCGCCAGCAGCATGAATCTGTTTGGCGGGAGTGCTACGACTACACGTATCCGCTGCGCGGCGCGGGCTTCTCATCTGAGGTTCTGGACGCGCAGAGCGCAAAATCAAAGGTGGCTAAGTTACTGGATGGCACGGCCACTGATAGCGCTCGCATGTTGGCGTCTGCGCTTATGTCCGGCATGACTCCCGCCAATGCTCAGTGGTTGAACCTAAATAGCGAATCGCTACCGGACGATGCCAAAGCATGGCTATCAACCTGCGCAACGCTGGTGTGGGAAAACATTCACGCTGCGAACTTCGACGCCGAGGGCTACGAGGCCAATCTCGATGTTGTGTGTGCAGGCTGGTTTGCGCTGTACGTTGATGAGGACAGGGAAGAGGGTGGATTTTCATTCCAGCAATGGCCGCTCTCACAGTGCTACGTCACATCTACACGAAAAGACGGCATCGTAGACACGATTTATCGGTGCTACCAACTGACAGCTGAGCAAGCTATTGCTGAGTTTGGAAGTGATGCAGTCAGTGAAAAGATCCGCCGCGCGGCCAAGGATAAACCCGACGATAAGTTTGATTTCCTGCACGCCATCTTCCCCCGCACCAATTACGTGGTAAATGCCCGCCTGGCTAAGAATCTGCGTTTTGCATCGTTCAATGTCGAGGTGACAGGCAAGCGAGTTGTGCGTGAGTCTGGTTACCACGAATTCCCGGTATGTGTGCCGCGCTGGATGAAGATACCCGGTGGCTCCTACGGTATAGGGCCTGTGTACGATGCGTTGCCAGACTGCAAGGAGCTGAACGAAACCAAGCGCATGGAGAAGGCGGCACAGGATCTGGCTATCTCTGGTATGTGGATCGCCGAGGATGACGGCGTACTTAACCCACGCACCGTTAAGGTTGGCCCCCGTCGGATCATCGTGGCGAATAGCGTTGAGAGTATGAAGCCGTTGCTTACCGGCGCTGATTTCAACGTCGCATTTACAGCAGAAGACAGGCTGCAGGCAGCTATCCGCAAAATCATGATGGCGGACCAGCTGCAGCCACAAGATGGCCCAGCCATGACGGCAACCGAAGTGCATGTGCGCGTCGCGCTGATCCGCCAACTGCTAGGGCCGGTATACGGGCGTTTCCAGGCTGAATACTTGCAGCCGCTGGTTGAACGCTGTTTCGGTATTGCCTTCCGGGCTGGTGTGTTCCCTGAGCCGCCGGAAAGCATGGCTATGGCCAACTTCAACGTGCGTTACATCTCACCGCTGGCGCGCGCTCAGAAACTGGAGGACGTCACCGCGATCGAGCGTTACGGCCAAAACATCATGCAGCTCGTTCAGGTATATCCCGATGTCGTGGACAACATGGACAGCGATGAAGCAAGCCGGGTAGTGGGTGAGGCTCTCGGCGTGCCGGCCAAAGTTATGCGCTCCACTTCTGACGTGACCACGTTGCGCGAGCAGCGAGCCAAAGCTCAACAGCAGCAGGCCCAGCAGGCGCTCATGATGCAAGCCGGACAGCAGGCAGCTGGCGCAGCAGGACAATCTGCCGGTGAAGTTATCGGCCAACGATTGGCGGGGGGCCAATGAGGATCAAGCAAGTATCGCCACTGGATTACAAACGCCTGTTTGAAGAGACGGCAGGCGGCCCCGAGGTGCTGGACGAGTTAACCAGGCGTTTCGGTGGCGCAATTTTTGTGAAGGGTGGCCCAGAGGGCGACCGCCAAACCTGCTTTAACGCCGGGCGCCGTGATGTGCTCGATTTCATTTTGCGCCAGATTAACCTGGCTGACGGAGTAAACGACGATGTGGAAGCTTAAACACTTATTCATGAATGCTGATGCAGGCGGTGACGCAGGGGGCAACGGTGATGCAGATATTCCAAGCACTGGTGATGCTGGTGGTGATTCGCTGCTCAGTACCGGCGCGCAGAATCAACCGGCCGAGGGTGATTGGGTACCTGAAAAATTCCGGGTTGTGGGGGAGGACGGGAAGCTCAACGTTGAAGACTCTGCCCGCAAACTTGCAGAATCGTATATGCACCTCGAGAAGCGATTCGGTAGCGGCGACGCGCCGCCAAAAACTGTTGATGAATATGCACCCAAGGTAGAGGCAGACGGCTTCAAGTGGGACGAGTTCAAGGCTGACCCTGAAATGCAAGGGTTCCTCAAAGCGGCCCATGCCAAGGGCATCACCAACGACCAGATGGGCTTTATCCTCGGCGAGTACATGCAGCGCGCTCCTGCACTGGTGAACGGTGCCGTAGAGCTGGACGCCGAAAGCGCTACTACAGCTTTGCGTGAAGTGTGGAAGACCGATGCCGAGTTTAATAAAAACATTGGCCTGGCGTTCCGAGCGTTCAACTCATTGGCTGACGCGGGCGACAAAGACAAAATGGGCGAGATCGGCAATAACCCGATGGTCATCCGTATGCTGGCAAAAGTCGGTGCTGAGATGAGCGAAGACATACCGGCGGGCGGCGACATTAATCTCGAAGAGCAGCAGACCGTCCGTGACCTGATGAAGTCAGAGGCGTACACCAACCCGAAACATGCCGACTACGAGCGTGTCACTGCTCAGGTGCGCGCGTTCTATCAAAGAAATTACGGAGAACAGACCGTCTCCTAATTAAAAAGCCCGCGCAAGCGGGCTGATATTATCACTTATTAACAGAGTACAAATAATCAATGCCTTGAGCGGTAATGAAAACTTCTTTAGTCATAAATCCCCACCGGCCTTGTCCACGAACGGGGTCGGTAATTTGATCACCATCAGCATCTAAATATCTATAATGCGACGGAAGAGAGATTAATCCTTTTTCCCCCAAGTAAATCATGTGCCCATCTAATACATCTTCTTCAAACATACCAAGAAGCTTGTCGTAACCATCTGACATTAGAGCATGAGGGAAATAGTCTCTTAGAGTTAAAAGTATAGTTTCAATTATATCATTTCGAATTTTCATAATTTCTCGCTGTGTTTTGTGGAAAACCAAAACCAGTATGCGAAGAGTTTCTGCAGAAAGAAAGTCTCCAAAATTAATTTGGTCGGGATTCCGACCGCGCACCTCACACAAAATCACTCCAACAGCCCGGCATGGTAGCCGGATACCTGATTCCCCGCTGCCCGTAAGCGCCAACCGATCAGCGTAGAACTGAGCCGGGAAACCGACACCTCACCAGGCGATAATTGATATTGGAGTATGCATTATGGGTTTTGACGCCAACAAGAACATGATTACCGCTGCGTTTGTGCAGCAGTTCCATGATTCTTTCGAAATTGCTTCGCAACAAAAAGACTCACGCCTGCAGGCTGCCGTACACGATCGCGGGATGATTACCGGTGCATCGTTCACCATCAATGATATGGGTACCATCGAGATGAACCCAATCACCACGCGTTTCGGTGATACGGTTTGGGATGTGCCGGAAGCCGGTACCCGTAATGCACTGATGGCGGATTATGGCGTATTCGTGCCGGTTGAAAAGCGCGATCTGCGAAAGCTGATTGCTGATCCGCAGGGGCCTTACTTGCAGCTCACCCTATCTGCAGCCAACCGTAAAAAAGACGACGTGATTTACCGCGCGTTGCTCGATGCAGTCCTGCGTAAAACTTCTAATACCGGCGCTTTTGCCCCTGTGGTTCTGCCAGCTGCGCAGAAGATTGTTGCAGGTGACACAGGCATGACCAAGGCCAAGTTGATCGCAGCAAAAGCCATGTTCCGCCGCAATGAGTGTGACGAGCAGAACGGTGAGGAGCTGTACATCACGTACAACGCCGACATGCTGACGCAGATCCTTAGCGACACAACACTGACCAGCGCCGACTTTATGGCGGTGAAAATGCTGCAGGAAGGTGCCGTGTCAGGTAACTGGCTGGGCTTTAAATGGCTGGCATACGAGAAGCTGGATTCTGTGACCGATACGGGGGTAACCACTAAAACCGCAGCCGCCTGGTGTAAAACCGCTGTGCATTTCGGTACCGGTGCTGAATACAACACCGATATTGGTCCGCGTCGTGACAAGAACAACACCATTCAGATCTCTGTTGATGCGTCCTATGGTGCTGGCCGTGCGGCAGAAAACAAAGTCGTCTCGATCGATTTCGTTGCCTAAGGCTCCCTGCCTTGCCGGGGGTAACACCCCGGCCTTTTTCTAAGGTGACATCATGGCAAATAATTTCGCTATCAGTATCTGTTCAAACGCCTTGCTCGCTCTCGGGGCGCATCCCATCAACAGCTTTGACGAAAACGCCGAGCACGCCCGCCTGTGCTCTAACATTTATCCCACTGTACGCAATGATCTGTTGCGTAAGCACCCATGGAATTGCGCGGTTAAACGTGTCGTCCTTTCTCCCAGCAGTACCGCGCCTGTATTTGGGTTTAGCTACCAGTTTCCGCTGCCGGGGGATTTGCTTCGCATCTTGTCCATAGGCGAACCGTGGGAGGATCTTCCGTACCGCATCGAGGGCAAAAAGCTGCTGGCCAATCAGAACGTGATCCGCCTTCGCTATATTTTCCGCAACGAAGATGAATCGACGTGGGATCCCGCTCTGGTCAGTCTTGCCGAGGCCATGATGACGGCCAAGTTAGCGTATGCGGTGACGGGTTCAGCCAGCCTTCGCGACAGCCTGACGCAAGAGGCTGCATATCTGTTGCGCCAGGCCAAAGCCATTGACGGGCAGGAAGAGCCGCCGGAAGAGCTGGGCGGGTATCCGACCTATGAGTCGAGGTTTTAACTATGCGCGCCAACCTGATAAAAACAAACTTTACCGCTGGTGAAATCTCCCCACGCCTGATGGGGCGCGTTGATATTGCCCGTTATGCCAATGGAGCCAAGCAGATCGAGAATGCTGTCTGCGTTGTGCAAGGTGGGGTAATGCGTCGCCCTGGCACGCGCTATGCTGCCGCTGCGAAATATGGAGACAAAAGCGGTCGACTGATCCCTTATGTGTTCAATCGTTCACAAGCCTACGTGTTGGAATTTGGCGACGGTTATATGCGTATTTTCCAAAATGGTGCGCAGTTGGTGAATGACGACAACACCCCTTATGAAATCGCCAGCCCTTTTAGTGCCGCCATGCTGCCGGCCGTTAATTATGTGCAGGGCGCTGACACCATGTTTTTGGTGCACCAGGGTGTAAAACCTCACCGATTGCAGCGGCGCGGGCAATTGGATTGGGTACTGGAACCCTGTCCTTTCATCGTCGAGCCATTCGATGAAATTCGCGACACACCTGATAAATGGTGCACACCGTCGGTAAAAGAATTTGTTGGTTCAGAGATCACCCTGACGTTGAGTGATGCCGAACCACCAAAAGATAGCGAAGATCCGCCACCTTTCACCGGAGAGGGCTGGGTTGCCGAAGACGTTGGCGCATACGTCCGCATCAACAGTGGGTTAGTGCTGATTAAAAGCGTGACCAGTTCACAGGTTGCGGTAGGTGTTATCCGCACTGACCTTACAGCGACGCAGGCCTCATCGCCCGGGGCATGGACGCGAGAGGATACGGTATGGACGGATGAGTTTGGCTACCCTGGCGCCGTAACGCTACACCAGCAACGTCTCGTTCTGGCTGGTTCGGTCAAATATCCGCAAACCATCTGGTTCAGTGAAACCGGTGTTTACCTGTCGTTCGAGCTGGGTACAAATGATGACAAGGCGATCAGCTTCACGCTGTCTTCCGACCAACTCAACCCGATTGTGCATCTGGCGCAAATGAATACCCTTATCGCGCTTACGTACGGCGGCGAGTTTACGATCACCGCAGGCAATGACGCGGCGATAACTCCGACCAATATTTCGGTGAAAAACCCCAGCCCATACGGATGCAATAACATTCGGCCGGTTCGCGTGGGTACTGAAATCATGTTTATTCAGCGTGCCAGCCGCAAACTGTATGCCGTCGCGTACGACCCGGATAGTTTCGTGTCGTATTCAGCCAACGATATGACTGTTTTAGCCGAGCACATCACCACCGGCGGCGTGATCGATATGGCTTACCAACAACAGCCGGACGCCTTTATTTGGTTGGTTCGTACCGATGGTGCGCTGGTGACAATGGCAATTGACCGCGCACAGGATGTTATCGCCTGGTCGAGGCAAATAACTGCTGGTGGGTTTGAGTCCGTTGCCTCTATTCCCTCGGAAAGCAACGATGTGGTTTATGTGCTTGTTCGCCGCGAAATCAACGGACAGGTGAGGCGCTACGTCGAGGTATTTGATTCCACGCTCAATACCGATGCGGCAGTAACTGGCAGCAGTGATGCCGGAGCGACAACCTGGTCGGGGTTCGACCATCTTGAAGGGAAGACTGTCGATGTTGTGGCCGATGGCTCTGTCATGCCGCAGTTGGTGGTTTCCAGTGGGCAGATCACCATCACACGTAAGGCCTACACGTTCGAGGCTGGACTGCACTACGAAACCACAATTCAAACACTGACCCCAGAAGTCGGCACAACGGAAGGTACGACACAGAACGCGAAGAAACGTACAAGTGAAGTGACTATGCGTTTCCTCGAGACTACAGGGGCCGAGTGCAACGGTACCGTGATCCCGTTCCGTACTTTTGGCCCGAAAATCCTAGACAAGCCCGCGCCGCTTTTTACTGGCGATCACTACTTCGGGAAATTGGGGTGGGAAAAAGGCGAGGACACATTGCTTATTCAGCAGCGCCAGCCTTTGCCGTTCCACCTCCTGGCCATCATCACAACATTTACCAGTAACGGGGGTTAACCATGATCCGTAATGCAACCGCCGGTGATATTCCGGCACTGATTGAATTGGGTACCCGCATGTACTTCGAATCGCGTTATGCAGAAACCTCGCCATTCGATGAGCAGAAATGCGCTGACCTGGCCAAACAGTTAATTACTGCAGATGCCGGGTGCGTGCTGGTTGCTGAGCATGGGGATCAGGTGATCGGCTGGTTGGCCGGCGGAATCGGCGAGCAGTGGTTTTCCAGCAAACTGATGGCATTTGAATACGGGTTATTTATCGCACCGGAACATCGTGGCAGTTCGGCGGGGCCGCGGTTGGTCAAATCATTCATCACTTGGGCGAAAGACCACGGTGCCGCAGTCATCAATATGGGTATTACCACTGGCGTGCATGAAGAGCGCACCGGGTTGATGTATGAACGTCTCGGCCTGTCCCGCACCGGCCTGTTGTATTCGATGGAGGTTTAATTATGTGCACTGGCGTAGAAATCGCGCTCGTTGCGTCTGCTGTGCTGGCCTCCGGCGCGGCAGTGGCGCAAGGGCAGCAGCAAAAGAAAATGGCGAACTACCAGGCGGCGCAAGCGGATGCCGATGCTGATGCGGCTAAGGCCGCTGCACGTGTACAGGCAGACAGAATCCGTAAGGCTGGCGCTGCGCAAGCATCACAGGCTAACGCAGCGCTTGCAGCCTCTGGTGTCGAAACTGGTGAAGGTACAGCGCTGCGAATCACATCAGGCATTACCGGTGACGCAGAACAGGACGCGTATACAACGATATTAAACGGTGTGAATACCGGCGCTCGTTACAACGCGCAGGCACAAGCCGACCGTATCGGCGGGAGAAATGCGGCGCAGGCTGGCTACATCAATGGTGCCAGCTCACTGCTGCAGGCGGGCGGTACCGCTTATTCCGGATGGAAGAAGGCCGGTTCAACTGCGGCAACATCAACGGCTAACGGTGCGTCCTCCAACAATATGTTCTCAAATATGGGGGTTAGCTGATGCGTATACCAACCGGTAATTTTGGCAATGTCACGCCAGAAGCACTGGCGACCCGTGTCGGTGTTGGCAATGCAGGCGCACAGGCAAATGCGCTACAGCACCTGGCGACCGTGGGTATTGGTGTTGCCGAAGATCAAGGGCGGCGCATTGCGCAGGAAAATCAGGAGGTCATACAAAGCAAAACATTACAGCTTGATGACTTTATTAATGACCAAATGAATAACCCTGAGCATGGACTGATGTCGCTGCAGGGCGTGAATGCTGATGGGGCAACGCAAAAATACACTGAGCGCTACGAGAATTTTGCAAATGAACTCGCAGCCGATCTGACACCTGAAATGCGCGAGCAGTTCAAGAATCAGGCGGTCGCACGCAGGGTTCAGCTACAGCGGGCTGGCTATACGCATGAAATAAACCAACGCCGGGCTGCAGAAGAAGGGACGTATAACGCCCGAGTTGAGAATAGCCTCAATCGTGCGGGTACATACGGCGATGATCTGGTTAGTTTCCAGCTTGAAACTGGGAGCACAAAAGAGTCCATTGCCAGTTATGGCGCCGCACATGGGTGGTCAGCAGAACGCATTGCGGCAGAACAAGATTCATACCAAAGGAAGGCCGAATATACGTCCATGTATAACGTAGCCTCCACTAATCCAGCAGCTTTTTCCTCTAAGAGTGGCGGTTCATTAACCGATCTTCGTGAAGCCGTATTTATGCAGGAAAGCGGCGGGAAACAATTTGATGGCAATGGCCAGCCGATTACATCGCCAAAAGGGGCCGTGGGGATTGCTCAGGTAATGCCCGGGACTGCGCCGGAAGCTGCTGGATTGGCCGGCTTGCCTTGGGATGAAAATCGCTACCGTAATGACCCGGAATACAATCGATCGCTGGGTGAGGCTTACCTTGATAAACAATTAGCTGACTTTGGTGGAAACCGGACGTTGGCCTTGGCTGCCTATAACGCTGGTGCAGGCAGCGTGAACAAATGGATAAAAGAATTTGGCGACCCACGTAGCGGAATGATTTCTGAGGCGGAGTTTGCTCAACGGATCCCGTATGGAGAAACGAAAAATTATGTGCAAAGCGTATTAACGCGAGTAAGTGAAGCGTCTACCACCTATTCACAGTTTGCGAACCTTTCACCTGTTGAGCAGGTAAGGCTACGCAACTATGCCGAGGGGTTGGAAGCAAAGGAACAATCGGGCTATCGCGATTTTCTGGACGGACAGGTTCGCGATGCTGAAACTGCCGCCCTTCGAGGTAAGGTTGCGGCTGATGTCCCTGGCAAGGAGCAGTTTGTAATTGCCTATGGCGTTGGCCAAGGTCTTGGACGTTACGAGGAATTTAGAAAAACCTTGGATCTTGGCACCGATATAGCGGTGATACAGAAAATGCCATATGCCGCCCAAGTTGCCTACATGCAAGAACTGGAGCCAACGCCGGGGAAAGGTTATGCCAATGACACTCAGCGATACGAGCGCTTGATGCAGGCATTTACACACGTTAATCAGGCACGGAGTGCAGACCCTGTTCAGTACGCTCTTGAGCAGGAACAGGTTGGGCCGCTGGATCTCAGTTCTCCGGAACAAGTAAAAACAGGACTACTGCAGCGTGCACGGCAGTCGGGTGAAGTATCGAAAAATTACGGCACCCCACTGGCGGTATTTTCCAAAACAGAAGCATCGCAAATCGGAGAAATGCTTCGAACAGCGCCAGCATCACAGTCGGTGGCTTATCTCGACGCCATGCGGCAGGGGCTGGGATCCGGACTGCAATACTCAACGGCGCTACAACAGGTCAGCAGCTATGCGCCGTCGGCTGCTGTTGCGGGCGCGATCATGGGTAAAAGCGGAAATGTGATCGGCAATTCAGGTTGGTTCTCTGACTCAATGCTAAATCCAAATGACGCAGCCAAAACCATTATTGAGGGGGCTAATGCTCGGGCAGGAATTACTAGCAAAGTAAATGGGGTTGAAAATAAAACTAAAGGCATTCCCATGCCCAAAGATACCGACTTGCGTCCTGACTTTGACTCTGCAACTGGTTCCGCCTTTGCTGGCGATGCTGTAGGCGCTGCACAGGCCTACGAGGTGGCTAAGGATTATTACGCTGGTTTAATGGCGCGTAAGGGCGCTTTTTCTGGCGATTACGATAGCTCAGCTTGGACGCAGGCAATCAACGTCGCCACAGGCGGCGTGTATGACTACAACGGGCAAGGGGATGTTTTGTTGCCCTGGGGCATGTCTGAAAGCCAATTCGACTCAGCGGTAAATACAGCTTGGAAAGCTCAGATCGTCGACGCAGGAGTTAAAGCGCCTCCAGGGCAATATGGCTTGCAGAGTTTCGGTGATAGCCAATATCTGGTGAAACTTGGCTCCGGTTATCTGACAGGGAAGGATGGTAATCCGGTGCTGCTGAACATCAATGCCGACCGGGTACGGTTGGGTGATGGAGGGATCCCTCAATGAGTTATTTCGGATTCAATCAGGCGCAGCAAAATAGAGCGTTGGCGACGGCGGTGGAAAACCCGATCGGATCTGCACGCTCGGATGCTGATTTTTTTGATGGCGCCTTTACTGCCCCATTTAAGGGGCTATACGCAGGTGTCACGCAGGCCGATCAGGTTGCATGGGCTGGCGTGGACTCCGTTGTGTCGCCGATCTCCCGTGCGGTCAATGACGCATTTGGCGTGAATGACACCTCTGAAAGCTTTATCAAGCAACAGCGTCAGCTGGCTGAACAGCAGGTTCGGGCGCTGACGCCAGACGCCGGAACGACCGGAACTGCGGGGCAGGTACTTTTCTCTCTTGCGGAAGTTGGCGGCCAGGCGGCAGCGGGTACTCTTTTGGGTGGTTTGCCCGGTGCGGCCGCAACTGTTGGCAGCTTGCAGGGGTTCTCTGACTATGAGAAGTCCCGAGCCGATGGCGTTGATTATGGTACCGCAGTTGACAAGGCACTGGTGACTGGCGGGACGGCGGCACTTGGCGCCGTGTTGCCTATGTCTCTTGGGCTGCGAGCTGGTGGAGTCGTGGCGGAAGGTATGGGAGCAGCATTATCACGTGGTGGGTCTGCGGCAGGAATCGCTGCCGGAGCGGTAGCACGTGCAGCACCTGATTTATTCTATTCAGCAGGTACCAACATTGCCATGGGGATGGCGCAGCGCGGCTTATCGGCAGAGATTCTTCGGCGTGGCGGCTATGAGGTTATGGCACGACAGTACGATGTTTTCGACAACCAGGCGTTGGCGGTCGACGCGGTAATCGGTATTGCATTTGGCGGGCTGGGGAGATTTATCAATAGCCGCGGCGAAAACGTGGCGGTGCGCAGTGCTGAACCGGCAGAGATCGACGCAGCGCTTACTTCAAACTCTCACCTTAACTATGAGGTTACGGCATCGCCTGGCGTTCCTGTAAGCGTCCTATCGCGTAATTCGCATGCACGCGCTATGGATAAAGCCATGACTGATGCGCTTGCCGGCCACCCGGTAGATGTCGGGTCACTGATGGATGGAGCCGAATTTATCCAACGGCGTCCGCGTGTCGATCTGGCGTCGCAAGAGGTGCGCAAGGCGATGGGGTTACCGGATGCCATAACTCGCGATACTGAAACTGCTCGCTTCGACGATACGGCCGGCGCCAATTACCTCGCCACACCCAAGCCAAGAAGGCGAGAACAAATCCAGCAAGACGAAATGGCTGGTGCGGAGCGCGCCATTCGTGGCGAAGATTCCCACGCCGCTGAGGCTGACACGCTGGAAGCGCAGCGCGCTATTACTGACAACCCGGAACTGCAGGTTCATGTCGTAAACCCAGACGACAGCACCACGGTTGTACGGGCGGCTGATCTGATGGCTGAGGCCGATCGCGACGTGGCAAACGCCCAGCATGACGCAAATTTGTTTGATGTGGCCGTGAGCTGCTTCCTGAGGAGATAATTTTATGAGAGACGAATGTATTCAGGCGATCACTTCTGCATCACAGCGACAGCTTACCTCCGCTGAAATTAAAGGGATTGAAGATCGTATCGTGAAAAACATGCGTAACCTGGCACGCAACGATCCGGCCTCATGGCGCAATCTCAGCGAATCAGAACGTATGCAGCGCGCTGGGCAGATGGCTGCCGATGAACTTCAGAATGAAGCAGCGCTGAAAAAGCGGCGCGTTGCGTTGACCATCGCCGCGCGCCAACGGTTGGATAATTACATCAACAGCTATCAGGGAAAAGACGGAAAGCTTGAGGCACTGAACCGCACCATAGCTTTCCACGCAGACGGTAAGGCTAATTTCCTCTCTGTCGAGTCGAGAACCAAGGCAACGCGTGACTATGCGCTGAGTCAGCTTGAGGAGCTTTTCGAGGCGATCGATCCGCGTTTCTTCCAACTGTTCGAAGATAACCAGGGCGTACGCGATCTGGTTTATGAGATGCGCGGCCAGGACACAGGAAACCAGCGGGCGAAAAGAGGGGCTGAGGCATGGCGACGAGTTTCCGAATTATTGCGCCAGCGATTCAATGACTCCGGTGGGAATATAGGTTTTCTGGAAGATTGGGGGCTGCCGCAGCATCACTCGATGGATAAGGTTGGCAAGGCGTCACAGGATGAATGGGCTGGCTTTGTCGTTGGGAAACTTGACCGCAACAAGTACGTGAAAGAAAACGGTGAGATGATGAATGACACGGAGATCGCCGAGTTTCTGGAAAGCGCCTACAAAACTATCGCCACTGGCGGAATGAACAAATTAAGCGATAGCGGCCTGCGTGTATCCGGTGCTCGGGCGAATCGCGGCAGCGCTGAGCGGCAGATCCACTTCCGTGATGCTGAGGCTTATCTTGATTACCAGCAGCGTTTTGGTGAGAAATCGATGTGGGATATTTTGGTAAATCACATTGATGGCGTCAGCAAGGATATAGCGCTGGTGGAAACCTACGGGCCCAATCCCGATCATGTGTTCCGTTCGCTGCTGGATCAGCTAACCAGCGAAACCGCAGAAGCGAACCCGCAACGATCGGGACGAATTAACCGGCTGCGCAACAGCACCGAGAGCCTTTACAACTTTGTCGCGGGGAAAACGCAGCCGATCGCCAATCCTCATATTGCACGCTGGTCAGAAAACGTGCGCAACTGGCTTGTTGCAACGCGACTTGGCTCTGCGCTGATTTCTTCGCTGTCTGATAATGGCACAATGTACCTTACGGCCAAGGTGAATAATTTGCCGATGGCGCAGCTGCTGCGCAATCAGCTGGCGGCCATGAACCCGGTAAACAAAGATGAGTTACGACTCGCACGCAGCGCTGGCCTGTCGATGGAAACATTGATCGGCAGCGTTAACCGCTGGGCAACGGACAATATGGGGCCGTCGGCGTCGCGTTGGACTGCCAACGCGGTCATGCGTGCCAGCGGGTTGTCTGCTTGGTCCGATGCTCATAAACGTGCGTATGGCGTCACCATGATGGGTGGTGTCGGCAATCTTGTGCGCCAGCATGCAAGCCTTGCAAAAGTTACCGCTGACGATGGCCGGATCCTAAAAAGCAAAGGCATTACCGATCGCGACTGGAGCATCTGGCGCTTGGCCCAACAAGAAGATTGGGGAAACGGAAATACGACTATGCTCACCCCGGAAAGCATCATGCGCATCCCGAGCGAAAAGCTCGAGGCATTTGGCAACACTGAGCGCGTGAAATTCGAGGCTATGCGCAAGCTGCTTGCCACAGTTTCGGAAGAAGTTGATATGGCGGTGATCTCGCCTGGTGCGCGTGAGCGTATGATCGCTGGTGCGGGCATGCAACGGGGTACGGTTTCAGGGGAGCTTTGGCGCAGCCTATTCCTGTTCAAATCCTTCCCTATTTCAGTGATGATGCGCCATTGGTCCCGGGCTATGGGGATGCCGTCAGCTGGCGGCCGCGCCGCGTACCTCGCGACGTTCCTCGCCAGCACAACGATCTTGGGTGCTATGTCTCAGCAGATCAGCGACCTGATAACCGGTAAAAACCCACGTGAAGCCTTTGGAGAAAAGGCACCGCAGTTCTGGCTTAACGCGTTGCTCAAAGGTGGGGGCTTGGGGTTATACGGGGATTTTCTGCTGTCAGACCATACGCGTTATGGGTCCGGTGCACTGGCCTCAATGCTTGGCCCGGTGGCGGGTTTGGTTGACGACGCCATAAAACTGGCGCAAGGCGTACCGCTAAATGCTGTCGAGGGTAAGCCGGAACAAACTGGCGGCGACCTCGTTAAATTTGGCAAAGGGCTTATCCCAGGGCAAAATCTGTGGTACACAAAAGCGGTTATGGACCACTTGATATTTAACCAGTTGCAAGAATATTTTTCCCCTGGTTATTTGAGCCGTATGGAAAAGCGGTCTAGAAAAGAATTCAATCAAACATATTGGTGGCGGCCACAAGATCGGTTGCCATAACGAGATAAAGGAATACCGTGGATCAGGTGATTTTTATAGTTATATTTTCTGCCGCTTTCCTATGCTACACCTACTTTTTTGATAAAAAAGGGTTTGCATGGGAGCTTCAAGCTCGCGTATTGGCTTGGTTCGGCCTCGGCGTATTTGGGGTAATTCTTGTAGCTCGGCTAGCCACTGGTTTTTATCATTGAAACTCGAAGGCCCGATTAATCGGGCTTTCATTTTCACCTATATTTACGCTTGTCCCAACAAGTTTTACACCACGCCATTAGCCCGTCTGCATTTGAATTGTTTGGATAGAAACTGGTTCTTTTTCTACGAACTTTGCAGACTGGACACCACTTCATATGCTTGGTGTTTTTTTCGCCCTTAAGGCAATCAGTGCACCAAATGGTTACACCATCGGGGTGCTTGCTAGACCTACTGAACTTACTATAAGGAAGATTAACTCTGCATCTAGTGCACTGCTTTTTCGCCTCCGGTTCTGGAGTGATTTCATCTATAACTTTTTCTGCTGGTTTTCTTTCCTGGAGTGACACGGCCGCTTGGGTCGGTTCAACTCTGATAGGTAGTGAGTCTGTCGCTGGACTTATTTCTTGGATGGTTTTTTGCTGCCCTGGGGAGTTCGCCTTTTGTTGGTAGTATTCGTTAATTGCCTGCAGGTCATACTCTGCTTTGGAAGCAACGCTGGCTGCACTTGGCTTGTGGTACTGCGTTGAGGAACTGTCAACGACTTGTGTGCGTTGAACTCTAATTTCTCCGTCATCTGTTTTTATCGTTCGGTTATGAGTGACGACTGTTCTGTCGGAGACTTTAGTGCGATTCTGACTGATTATGAAGATAATCACCGCCACAACCCCAACCACGATCCAAAATATTTCCATACTGCTTCCTAGCTAGTTTAGTCTTTTTATAAATGTAATTGTTCTTGAATAGGCAATCAATCAATAGTCAGGAAACCGACCAACAACCCGCCACATCATAGCCCCATGACAACTATGGGGCTTTTTTATGCACAACGATTACAGAACCCGCCTTACCGCGCTGAGCGACAAGTTAACCGACGTAGTGCTCGTGGAAGCTGACCCGGATACTTGGCCGGGCGCAGACAAACCACTCGAAAAGCACACCAAGCAGGAGCGCGGCGACCGTTACTGGTGCAAGAAGAACGCGGCGGCATCGCTCACGTTGTTGGTGAAGGTGCATTCTCTAATCGGCATGCACACGCGTGGCGATACCCAGAAGCCGGGAGATGATCCGGACGATGAAGCGTTTCGCCTTGGTCAGCAGGTATCCGCCGCTGAACGCGCGGCGCAGGAAGTACTCGACCGCCTACAGCAGCGGAATAAATGATCTCATTCGTCGCCTTTTTCATCATGTGGGCGGAGCGGATGGGGTGGGATGTTCCGGACTGCCATTATCGCGCTTGCCACTGGCTGGAGCACCGTGGGGATCTTGCGGTGCTTCGCTGTTTCCGTGGTTTCGGGAAATCCACCATTCTGGCGGTGTATAACGCCTGGCGGTATTACCAGAATCGGCAGTATCGAATTCTCCACCAGTCAGAGGCCGACGGCACCGCTTACAAAACCAGCCGCGACACGCAGAACGTACTCCGCAATCACCCGCTGACCAAAGGCATGTTACCGGATGGACAGGGCACCGTAGAGCAGTGGTGGGTTAATGGCTCGCTGGATATGCGAAACGGCAGCATGTACGCGAAAGGCATCCTCTCTAACGTCACATCGGCCCGTGCTGACGAATGCCAAAACGATGACGTCGAAGTCCCGCGAAACATCCAAACGCCGGAGGCGCGCGAAAAGTTGCGTTACCGTCTCGGCGAGCAAACCCACATCCTTGTGCCGGGCGGCCGGAAACTCTTTATCGGTACCCCGCACACCCACGACAGCCTTTATGACGAGGTTGAAGCTATGGGCGCAGACTGTCTCACCATCAAACTGTTTGAGAAAGAATTCCGTATCGAGGAGAAGAAAGCCACGGTGCGCAGTTACTCGCTGCCGTTCCGGCCAGAATATGTTTTTGTTGGGATCCACATCGGTGCGCGTCTGCTCGTCGAGGGTGTTGATTATCAGCTGACAGAAAGCGGCATAGCGTTTGCAGAGCCGCCCGGAACCACTGTTGACTGTTACGCGGAATGCGCCTGGGCTGAACGATTCACGCCCGCAGAGATGGAGAAGCGCAGGCAGGAAACGCGCACGATTAACGAATGGGATAGCCAGTACCAACTGCACAGCAAACCAATCGATGAATCACGACTCGACCCTGACCGCATCCGCGAATACAGCGTTCACCCGGAAATCCGCTACGCCAATCGAACGGCCTCGATGTGGCTTGGCAATCAGCAGATCGTCGGCGCTGTCGCCTGGTGGGATGTGGCTACAGGCAAAGTAAACGCTGACGCCAGCGCATTTTCATTGATGCTGACCGATTCACGCGGCCACCTTTATTGGCACGTTTGTCGGGGGTTAACCGGTGACCTGGCTGAGTTCGACGAGAAGGACAAGATCATCGGTGGGCAGGTGGTTCAAATCCGTGAACTAGTGGTGCAATTCCAGATCCCGCAGGTAGTGGTCGAGGTTAACGGACCGGGCAGCTTTGCCGGCAAACTATTGCGGCAGGCACTGAAAGGTACCGGCTGCGGCGTGCGGGAAGAGTTCACCGTCACCAATAAGCAAAAACGTATCCTGGATGCTTTCGAAGCGCCGCTGTCATCACGTTTTCTGTGGGCGCATAGCGATGTTCTCGATGGCCCAATGTATGACCAGATGCGTGATTTTAACCCAGCACTGACCAGCCAGCCGGATGATTACATTGACTCGGGAGCGGGAGCAATTGGCGAAACGCCGGTACGTATTGGGAAATTGGTCGGGAAACCGACCGCTCCGGGGCGCGAAGATTGGCAACCATCAGACGGAGATCATCAGGTCGCCGTTGACTACTAAGAGGCTCCCCGATGGCGGTACCAATCCAAACACCTTACAACATTTACACCGCCAACGGTGTGACAACGGTTTTCCCGTATGAGTTTTTAATCCTCGATGCTGGTGATTTAACTGTGTCGATTAATGGCAACCCAGTTTCGTCCGGATTTAGCATCACCGGCGTTGGTACCACAAGCGGCGGAGAAGTAATTTTCCTCACGCCACCAACCGCTGGCGCCACAGTTATGAACTTGCGTGATATCCCAGCGACTCGCCTGCAAAATTACCAGGATAACGGGGATTTGCTGGCTGTGACCGTAAACAAAGATTTTGATCGGTTATGGCTGGCGATCCAGCAGTCCTATCTTTATCTCGGATTATCTCTGCAGCGTCCGCTACTGGGTGGACCTTTCAACGCGCACGGTTACCGCATCGAAAACCTGGCTGATCCAATAAATCCACAGGATGCGGCAACCAAAAATTACGTATTGGTAAAAATTGCCGAATCGGACGCGGCGGGTGCTGACGCTTTGGCGCGTGAGCGTGCAGAACGGATTGCCTCAGATATTGCGATCCGTACTGAAACGGGTGTTGGATTAGGGAAAACGGTTCGCTTCCCATATGCACAACCTATTATTACCGGTGACACGGCAAAAAAAATCTTCGCTACTGACGCGCAGGGCATTGTCCATCTGGTTAACCTGGACGACGCCACTCGTACCGATCTGGCTGTAGATTTAGCTTCAACTGGTAACCCCGGCGGTGCTGGGCTTGTCGGCTATAAAGGCACGACCATAGCCGAGGTTCTTAATCTGATTTCTTCAGTTACCGTCGGGCCATTTACAGATTCAGGAATGTATTGTGCTTGGCCACAAGGCAAGGTTTTCAGCCATAAAAATAAAGCTTATTGCCTATACAATGTTGGCGACACGCACAGCAATGCGGCGCTCAGTGTTTACCAGCAAATCTCAGAGGATGGGGTTGGCTGGACTCGCCCAGCGCCGCGATTAGCCAACACGAATCCTACAACATGGCCCCAGGGTGTCTCTGCGTGGGGTGCGGGTTCCGATGGCAGTAATATCTGGATGGCCGCTCGTTTTCGTCGCGTTTCCGATGAATCACAAAGCAAATGCGTTTTATACAAGAGCACTACTGATGGGTCTGTATATACGCCTGTGTTGGATCCCGTTCCGCTGTACGACTCAACCGGTAAAGCCCCGGTTCTTATGCATTCCTTCGCGTCTCTTCCTAACGGGCTGATTGCATTCGGTTACCACATGTATGACGGTGAGGTCGGAATTGTAACCATCGATCCAAACACCTACGCGATAGATAGAAATATTATCTTTACTGCGGCAGAGATGAATAACACCCCGATGTTGGTTGAACCAACCATGCTGGTTTATGGAACCCGAACTGTAGGTTTCCTGCGCACGCAAGATAACTCCACTCATCCTGCCGTGATGTGGTACAGCGATGATAACTGCCAAACATTTCAAATCAGGAATATTGATGGAGTACCAAATCAGTCTCCTATTTCAATTACGTCTTATAACGGCAAAACATATATTTTCTATTGTGGTCGTTATCGTGACGGGAACACAAACAGCGCTCGGACAAATAGCCCTGTATTGACAATGCGTGTTGGTAACGACAACGACGCTTTAAATCTGTTGTGGGAAAACTTTGTGGAAATTCCCCTCGCTGCAGTTCCAAGTATATATAACGATGTTGGCGCTTCGGCTACCGGTGTTCAGGATGTTTGCCTGCGTGGGTCAAAGATCGTCGTTTGCCTATCGACGAACGTAGGTGGAAACGTTGACCAGGCAGATGTGTGCTCTGTAACTATCGATCTTGGAACTCCGCGACAAAACAAGTTTTTCTTAAACGAAGGTGAGTTTCAGAAACGTCGCTCGACTGACTACCCTTCAAATTATAAGTATGGGACTGTCAATATAATAAATATGGGCAATGCCGTTGCCACGCTGCGAATGAATGGAATGGTTGTCGCACAAGACCAGTCTGATTCATTGCGCCTAGGTTCTACAGCGAGCGCTGGGAACAAGCTATTAGCGATAAATAACGGCCCAGCGCCAGCGCTTTTGTCTGCTGATGGGTCAAGCACCAACGTTCGCTTATGGGCAAGTTCTGGCGTGGCCGAAGTCCGTGCAGGGACGGCGCTCAGTAATGCATCAATTATTCTCAACACCTCGACCAAATCAATCACACTGCGCAACCCGAATAATGAAGGTGGAATAAGTCTGACCCCAGAAGGGTACACAGCTATCTCCTGCAACTGGCAGCACCCAATGGCACTCGATGGTGGATCCGGTGGGAAAATTTATCTCTGGGTTTCCGGCACGAACAACATCATGAAGCACAGCATGACGCCGCCGACATCTGATAGTGATGGTGAATTCTTGGTGCCGAATAAAACCACAACTGTTGCCGGGCTTGGCACTGGTACGGATACCGCGCGATATGCCTATGCAACAAATGGCCGAAGAGCTGGCGAGGCTTCTGGTAGCGGATCCGGTGTTCCAGTTTATTGGGATGGCGCTACATGGCGCGTGTACTTCGACAACTCTGTCGTAGCGGCTTAACTAAATGCCGCCGAACGGCGGAGGTGGAGCATGAAAATGGAAAAGTTAACTACCGGTCTTTCTTATGGCGCCTCTGGTGGTGGTGCCGCGTACTGGTTTACACAGTTGCTTGATGGGTACTCACCAGAGCAGTGGGCAGCAATAGGCGTTCTTGGCGGTTTATTCTTCGCCTTTCTCACCTGGCTGATGAATCTATATTTCAAGATTCGCGAGGATCGCCGCCGCGATAGAGTTGGGAGGGTAGTCGATGAGCAAGCTGAATAAATCGGGCGCAGCCGGTGCTGTTTGTTCGGTGATGGTCATCGTCGGACTTGTTCTATCGAGCGGAGAAGTGAAAACCAGCCGGGCCGGGCTGGAGCTGATCGGTAACGCGGAAGGCTGCAGCCGCGACCCATACAAATGCCCGGCGGATGTGTGGACTGATGGCGTTGGCAATACGCACGGCGTTAAACCGGGCGTGCGCAAAACAGATCAACAGATCGCTGCTGACTGGAAAAAGAATATTATCGCGGCTGAGCAGTGTGTCATGCGGAACGCAGCAGGTGACAAGCTGCGGCAGGGTGCCTTTGATGCGGCGGTGAGCATCACGTTTAACGTTGGATGCCCGGCGATGCAGAAGTCGACCATGTTCCAGTTATTCCGGCAGGGGCGGCCGGAAGCCGCATGCGATCAGTTTCCTCGCTGGGTGTACGCCAGTGGCGTGAAACTTAATGGCTTAGTGATCCGCCGTGATAAGGAGCGTGCACTATGCCTGGCAAAATAGCGTCGGTGGTGGTGATCCTGCTGGCGCTGGCAGCCGTTGTCGGCGCGGGTGCTTGGATGGCTGGCCGACACTATCAGCCGACAATCGACCGTCTCAACGAGGCGCTGACGCAATGCAGGGACATTAGCCGGCAGCAGTCGGCCACAATCACCAGCCAGAACGCTGGTATCGAAGCTCTCCGTAGCGCTGATGTTGCACGCCAAGCCAAGGCTAAGGCGGAGCAGGAGAAAGCCCTCCGTGAAGCCCAGAACGATTACGAAAAGGCTAACGCCGTTCTGTCAGAGCGCACCACTGGCGAAGTATGTGCGGCGGCATCCGCTGCTTTTGATGACGAGCTGAGCCGGGAGCGTGCAAAGTGAATAAGCTGATCGTTCTCGCGTCGATGGCTCTGGCCGGATGTACCACCGCGCCGTCGGAACCGTCCTATGTAGAAGTTAAAGTCCCTATCACTGTACCGTGCAGAACTGCAGATATTGCGCGCCCGGCGTTCGCTGTTGACCAGTTGCCAATTGGCGCACCCATCGATGTACAAATGCGATTGTTGCGTGCTGAGCGGCATCAGCGTATCGGTTATGAGCGTGAGTTATTGGCGGCAAATGAAGCCTGCAAGTTCTGA